GTAGGGACAACATACACGTGCAACTTGCTCCTTCTTCGATGGCAGTATGTAATCCTGAATACCGTAACCAGTCTTTAATAATCCTTTGCGTGGACTTCCTGTCCGCAGCGCTGGGCAATTTAGTACGGTGCCAAATACGAGCGGCCAAGGTTCTCCTACTAATTCTTCTGGAACATATTCAAAGTCACCTTCTTCCATTGAGAACCCTACTTCTGCATCTTCGATACGAGTAAGAATATCAAATGAAACTGTTCGGTCACCTTCATTCCATTGGATGGGACTTGAAATTTGTCCCTTAAAGATTAAGAATTTTTCATCAATGTCTAAACCATCAAACCACTGATAAACCCATGCCTGTTGCTTGTGAATATCATGTTGGTCGAGGATATTTTTTATAGTGCCATCAGTATCATCAATTGTGACACTAATTTGTTGAGAATCACCGGTTGTTCCAATCTTGACCCCTTGGACGACAACCGTGTTATCAAGTCCACTAACTTGAAGGATACGTCCTTCATTAGCGTTAATGTCCTTATCGGAATACCTGTAGATAGAACCACCGTCAACCCATTGAATCTCAACTACTAAAGCTGGTTCAGCACCTAGATTCTGGTCAAGTTTTAGTTGGGATGCGGCTGAAATTGTTCTAGCCATCTAATGCTCCTTTACGATATTTGAAAACCTTCAAATTCTACTTGAATCTGATGGATTGTATTTGCACCCGGTAAAGATGCTGCCCTTCTAAGTGTCTCAAAATCAAAGGGGTTAGAAGTGAAGTACCCACGGTAAACAACATCAAAATGGTCAGTCACCTTAATTTGATTACTGTTGTAAGAATCGTAGAATGCTTGTAGTTCTAACACTTTATCATAAGATAATAAGAAGGTCCAAAGTAGTCTTCGGCGGGCGTCTCTCGACTTCACGTAAGAATACTTCGTACCATTCATTGATCTTTTAATTTCAATTGACCCTGTTGACCCTACCGAATCCTGCAATTGAGGGTTCGGTAGGATCGTTGTGGTCGCAAGGGCAGGGTATGGTGCTTCAATCTTAAATGACATAACTACCCTTTATTAAACTAATTGGTTAACTTCAAATTCAATTGCAATATCATTCCTGTCAGTCCCTTGCCTAATAACTGGAGTGTCGGGGTTGACGATGATACCATACCAAGTCCTATTCAACCAATCTCTAAATCCAATTTCTTTTCCCAAACTGGTTTCAAGAAAAGCAATTAAGTTAATCACTTCACTATCTTTGATAGCACTAAAGTCAACAACAAAACTACGTCTTGACGGCCAATCTGTGTCACGGTACACTCTGAGTGAACCACCACGACTTTCTCGTCGAATTCTGTTGTACTGGTTTCTATCACGGTCCCCAAAATTAGGTGATCGTAATGTAATAGAATCAGTTGCAGAACCTATTAAACCAGAAGGATAATAGAATATGACATCATTTAGTCTAGTAAGTGTAGGTGCTGTCATTGCAAAAGCCGGGTTATCACTAGCAGAGAATGGTGAATACACGTTCCTAATACCACACCGTGTTGAATCAGAGATTGGTAACCCGTCTCTAAATTGGTTACCAGTAAATCCGTGATTTAATACCAAACTATCAGATGCAGTTCGGGATCGAACCATATTCAATACAACTGTTTGGGTTAAAACCAAAGTCTGAGTAACAGTTGGATTAGGAAACCTATCAGCTAAATCTGTAATAGTGATGGTCCCTGAACCTGTTAATTCGATAGGAATTAACGCTCTAGGGTAGAATGTAATACTGTGGGATGCAGTAAGACTGTCACCACTAAGTTTCACATGTATACGATTATTCGTTTCTGTAAATACCACCGGACTGGTGGCGGTTAAATCAAAACCTGTACCAACTCGGACACGAATATTCGATTGACTATAAGTGATCGTGTCACTTGCAGATAAATCTATTGCACCACTTGAAGACGTCTGTGCGAACGTAATAGTATGGGACGCTGTTAAATTATATGTTTCAACAAACGCACCTGAATCCACTAAAGTGAATGTATTGGAAGCAGTCCGTACAATAATACCACTAGACGCCGATTGCGTTAAACTCAGTGTATCACTTGCTGTAACAGGTTTAGGTCCAGCAGCAATAGCTGTACCAGTAAAGACAATCGTATTCTCTGCTGTAACAGCAACAGTACCAGAGATATCATTAGTCTGAGCAAATGTAAGAGTATTACTGGCTGTAAGGGATGCAGCCGCTTCACGATCAGCTTGATGCGCAAATGTGACAACATTACCAGCCGTAAGATCAGACGCTCCAGCACTAGCATTGCCCGTAGCATAGTAGATTTCAATATCAATATTAGAATCGAAACCAGAATAGTACAGAGTTAAATTAGTACCATCATCCCACAAACAAGGGTTCGATACCGATGTAATATCTAAATCAGTGGTATCATCTTCTTGATGGGTGAACGATGGTGCGGCACTAACTCTTGTAAAATCAATTAAGTTAGTAGATGTCGCTAAACCAATCTCATGTGGGAACCAAGATATCTTATGGTGGTTATCGTTGTAACCAGCATATGCTAAAATATAATCACTGGTTCCTCTTTTATAGATACATGGGTGACCTACATCTGTGGCTTCATAACCTGAACCCGTAGATTCTAACACAGGACTATTAACAGCATCCTGAGTCCATGAAATACCATCAGATGATGTATATCTATCAATATGCCCATCACCACCCGTAACACTATCAGTTCGGACATCGATTAGCATGGTCCAAGAACCGGACTCTTCAATCACACCCGGTGTTCTTGTATAATTACCGACAGAACCAGTAATTACCGGACTAGAAGCATGTTCGGTAAGGCTTGTTACCGCCGCCCCTGTCCATAATTCTATTTCACCATTACTAGCAGCATGGTCTACATATACATACCAAGTACCACTAACAACAAGAAAATCAAGTGTTCGATATTGAGCATCAGTGGTGATAACAGAACTATTAGCGAGAGTCCAGTTATGTGGGTCACTTGTAGGTGATGTATAGTGGTTAATCTGTCCGGCTTCTGTAACCAACAACATCTGGTTATCAGATAAACCGGTTTCACTTGCGGTTCGGACCCTAGCATGACGTAGGTTTGTACCGCTAATTGCCGTACCAGTTTTAGTATATTCGGAATTAGGATACTTAGCTAAAAGATAATCAACAACTGATGTTAGGTCATCGTCAGAAATTGCGTTATCGTAAACGATAACGTCACCAATATCCCCTGCCCAACCTACATCAACACTATTATGATTACCAATCGCTAAAACATCAGAGTTATCAGTATCAATAGAACCAGAAACCGCTAATGAATCTGACAACGCATGGTCTAAATACAGTTCACCCACTGAACCATTATACCTAAATACAATGGCAGTCCATGCTTCTCTTACTGGTCCTGTACTAGATAAAGTTCTAACTGTACCTTCTGAACCATCTAACCTAAAGAAGACTTCGTATTGTCCCTCAGTACCACCCGTGTCATCCGCACGAATACCAACAGTAGCCGAATTAGTGTTGACCTTATTCATCAACCACAAAGGATCAGGGTCAACGTCTGTTTCGCTACACCGAGCCATGATGATGTATGTGACTTCACCATTATCTAATGAAGCGTCCGCAGCAACAGTAATCCGTTCACCAGTATTATCCCACTTTAATGTAGGATGCTCATGGTAGAAATCTGTACCATCATGGTAATCTGGTCGATCTGCACCAGATGCAGAACCATCATTACCTTCTCCCGATAGGTCACTCCATGCACCAACAGGGTCACCATCACTAGCTGAGATATCATCAGGGTCCAACCATAGGACACAACCGGTAATATCTGTTGGATCATTGATAGTGGCTGGTACACTAGCACCAGCACCGGTTACAAATTGTGATCCAAAGACTGCGTTAGGGGAACCGATTAAGGAAGTGATATTTTCGATTGCCATTTGTTTCCCCAAGATGGATAAAATAAGAGGGAGTCTTTACGACCCCCTCTTATCGGTATTATGATTAAGCACTTACTGTGTAAGTAATTTTCAATTGGTCACCGTTAATAACGGCAGTATCACCTTGGTCAAACAAAGCTGTAGACCACAGAGTACCATCCGCAGCATGATCACCTTTGGTATTGGAAGCAGCGCCCCCACCAACGATTGCAAGACCCTTAACTGTTGCTGTACCTGTGATGTCAAAAATAGTTTGAGAACTATTTGAGATAGCTTCACCGGAAGCAGCATCAGGGTTCCATACTGGTCGTGTTACTGTAGAATCAGAATTACCTGCATCAGTATACGTCTTAAACTCGTCCCATCCATTACCTGCTTGATCGATGTCGTCATAGGTGTCGTCATCGGCTAATGCGGTATAGTTGGCATTATCAATAAGAAGCATGTACCAAGTGGTGATCTGGGTATCAGCATCAAAATAGACATCAAAGATGTTATTTTTACCTTCATCAGTGATCCCATTTGGGAAAGAATAGGTAGCCAAATGTTTCCCATCACGCCAGTGTTCAACACCAAAATGTCCTTTGGGGTTAAAACCTTGAACCGATGTTCCACGTGGTTTGCCTGAACGACCTACTTGGATTGAAGCAGAGTCATTAAATTTAATTTCATCCATTTTGGATTTCTCCTATCGTTACTTAGAATGAGGAAGTACCACGACGGAACTCTCTCTTGATTTTACTTACTGTTAAACGAGCAGTCTCATCAGGATTACTCGTTCCATTCACAATCACATCCCCAACATTTACGCTGTTATTATTAACAGTTGTTCCACCTTGTTCTCTAAAGGTCGGAGCCACGCCTGCGTTCATAGCGTTTAGTTGAGAAGCAAATTGTCTACTCGATTTTGCATTAACTACAAATTCGCCGGGGGATAACATAGTAGGGATGTTATCAGTCCCTCTAGCAGCACCGCCAGCAGCTAAGTACCTAAACCCACCGAACATGTTGCCGGGAGTAGAAGGCGAAGATGCGGCACTTGGTGCCGAGGTTCCTTGGACTGAATTAAACTGTTCTGCTGCTAATCTAGCAGCATCAATTGATTTTTGAACTTCTTTCCAAGAGTCTCTTAACCTTGTGGCAGAACTTTGTGCTGAGTTGGTAGCACCATCTAAACTAGATGTAGCACGTACTGCTTGACCAATTGTAAAGGAACTACCTCTAGCAGCAGTTAAGAATCTTTCTAATGCAGTTGTTCGAGCCAAGTCACCAGAACTATCATCACGAACTTGAGTCAACTCTTGTCGAGTTTTTAATATCTTGAGGAATAGACTTGATGCTTCACGTAGAATTAGATTATCATCACCAGCACCAATATCTAAGATACCTGCGTTAGATGATTTTGTAATAACACTTAATTCTTTATTAAATTGTGCTACATCTAGTTGTCCTGCTTGGACTTTCCCAACAAAATCGTCAATAAACTTGGTTAAAGCTGGTGCATCAGATGCCGCATCTTCAAAGATACGTCCAAACGCACTTCGTTGAGTCCCTAGACGGGCTTCAACATTGTTAACCTTTTCTTGAACAGCAAGTAGTTTATTATATTCGATTTGTGCATCACCAATAGCTTTAGAGAATGCTTGGACTTGGTTGACATTATCTTGGGTTAAACCTAGATCGATAGCAACTTCGAACAAGTCATCACTAACAATAGCATTAGTATCAGCAAATACTTGTCTCAACTTATCTGGAATCTCAGATCGTTTCTGGTCAACAAAATCTGATGTTTGTTGTAAACGGTTTTCAAACCGGTCTGCCAGTTCTGAAATCCCTAAAACCTTAGATAAATCAAGGACATCACCAGATAGAGCATCATTTCTAATGTCATCGATGATTGCTTTGATTTTAGCTTGGTTCTCATCTAATTGATCTTCACTAAGGATACCACTTTTACTTGTGATACTTAGTAAACTCTCAACTTCTTTAATCCGTTTCTGGAGTAGTTGAACGTCTGCACGATCCTTTGCTGCTTCTGCTTCTGCTGCTTGGCGTCTTTGTTCAATCAAACTAGAACGTCGTTGTTCTAAATTGACTTGATCATTGAGAGCAGTCACCACTTGCCGTTCAGCACGTAGTATTGCTGCACGATTACCAGTAGCTTCGGCGGCTCGAAGACCTTCCTGAGCTAACTGGAGACGTCTGTCAAGTAAATTAGCAGCTTGGTCAAAGTCTTCTAAAGTATTGGTATTAGCAATTGCTTCCAAAGCATTACCAGCTTGTTTCCGAGACTCTTCAAACAACCTATAAGATCGTTGTAGATCAGTTAGGTTTTTAATTTGACGATTGAAGATAAAATCTTCTTTCTTCTGTCGGATACCGGCTTGTCGGTCAGCAGACCTTTCAAGCTCTTGGTCGGCTTTGTTAATTGCATCTTGGATTTCTTTAGAAATCTTCTTTCGGTCAGCAAGTAACTGTTGTAAGGAACCAGAAATCTCAGCAGTTTGTAACGCATTCAAGGATTCAGCATTACGACGGGCTTGCACTTCAACATCTTTGAATTCATTTAAGAATGTTTGGATTGCATTTGCCCCTCTTGTAAATTCTGTACCTTGAGATTGTAATTCTTCCTTGAATTCCTGTAGTGCTACTGTCCGTTTATGAACCTCTTCTTCAAATTTATTAGATAAAAAGTTTTTAGCTGCATCCTGACTCTTTCGAAACGCCGTAACCAGAGTCCCAAACCCTACTGTCAACGCTATCAAAGCGATTGTAGCAGGTCCGAAAGCAATCCCTACAGCGGTGATACCTGCCACAACAGCAGGTAAAGATACAGCAGCTAATGATGCCATAGTACCAGAGAAGATCAGCAATGTTGCAATAGATGTACCCAACAATGCACCTAAAAATACAACATTATTAGACATCGTATTGATAGATTGATTTAGAAAATCTAACCCACTTGTAAGTAAAGGTATGATATCCTGTGCCAAATCTCTAAATGTGTTTCTCAGTTCTTGGTATGATTCGTTAAATCTTTGGGTCTCATTATCTAATGCAATTTCTGATGCGTTGTCGAAAACTTTACTTAATTCTTGACGACTAACACCTAATCGATCAAAAATATCAGCAGTTCTATCAGCGTCGTCACCAACCAGAGATAACAAACCTTGGATAGCACGGACATTATTAAAGAATGTGACAAGTTCTTGGGTATTGCCTGCTTCTTTCTTCAAGTCAACTAAGAACTGTAGTAGACCACCAGAACGTCGAATACCTTCTTCTGCGTTTGATACACCTAAATCATCAAATGCTTTCTGTAACCCCGGTGTAGGTTTTGATAACTTGTTCAAAACACCAAGAATCTGAGTCAGACCAGTATCGGCACGTGTACCACCTTGGGTGATTTTAACCAATGAACCAAAGACTTCATCAAGACTAACACCTAACGCATTTGCCAAAGGTAAGACACGACCAAGGGAACTAGCTAATTCGCTGGCTCGTACACGACCTTCTTTAATAGTCGAGAATAGCAAACCAGATATTTCAGCACTTTCACTTGCGTCCTTACCGTAAGCATTTAATGCAGATGACAACAAGTTCACACTGTCTGTCAAACTACTGTTAGTTGTGATAGCAAACTTTGAAGCATTATTAAAGAACTCTTGACTATCTGCTGATCCTCTAACTTGGTTAGATAATTCTTGATACTTCGCCTCAGCAACATCTAAAATATCTAAACCAAATGTCTCTGATGTAACTTGAAGGGACGAAAAAACATCTGAACTTGACCCTAATTGACCATCGGCAATAGTTTGAATCTCAGCAATACGTTTCTGTAAATCTAAGACTTCTGTGACTGCTTCACGTGTCGCATTTTTAATCGCATTGATACCACGGACAACAGTCTGTGCTAAGATAATTCTCGATAAAGTCTGCCAACTAATAATAGCTGCACCGGTACTCTTCTCAATTGAGTCAATACCTTGTGCAGCTTGTTGACCTGCTGTTGCGCCTACTGTACCTAATCTCTGTGCAGCTTGTGCAGCAGCACTTAATGTATTTGGTGCCTTGGATCGAGCGACTTTATTTAAGTTTGCATCAAGTCGAGTACCGTTAAACCGTTTTGAACCAGTTGCCAGTTTGTTCATACTGGAGTTTAATTGATTTAACGATCTATTTAATGTGTTGATGGATGTAATGGCTTGACTTGCATCAAAGCCAAGTGTTTGGACGATTTCATCTGCCATTAGTTCACCGTTATTTTAGTACGCTTCAGTGTCTTCCAAGGGGAAGGTAATTCCACTTCTTTGGAGTATGATTCAAACGCCTCTTTTCCAATTTCTCTAAAGTTATAAGGACCGGGTTTTCTCAACCTAGCAAATAGTCGTCCCGCTTTAGGATTGTCATTTGCATTGAACTGTTCATTAAACACTAAGTGGAATAAGTTTGTCCGGTATGTAAAAGTGTACAACCCTAAATTTTTATTCTTTGTGGTTTCACCTTTACTTCTACTCAACCCTAGTGAAACCCCACCACCAAATTTTGTTCGGATACCCCTAACTTCTAACGGGTGATTAACTTCTCTAGCTAATTTTAGAAAAGTGGCAACAGAGGCACCGGACCAAACAGGTACAACACTGAAGACAATACTGTTAATCCAAGCACCTGCTGCTTTTTCTAAATCATCTGTTAAGTCTTCGTCCATTTTATTTTTCCATCGAGCTAAATCGATGGAAAACTTTGTAGCTTGTAGCTTAAAACGCATGGTCGAATGGTAACTCCAAGTTATCTCCGCTTGGGAGTGGATTGTTTCTTGGTTTCTTTGTAACTTTGTTCTGTGTTAAAGTTACTACGTTGGTGATATGCAATAACCAAACTTTGTTGCCAAGTGCTTAATTCATCCCAAGAATTCGATGTGATGCCCGGTGGTAAAATACCGAACCTTTCACATGCTTCCCAAACTAGGAACTCTCCACTGGCGTGCTTCGGCCAGAGGTATTTTTTTGATCCACTCGACCACGAAGAAAAACCTCTCTAGCTGCATTCAATTTATCTTCATCTAATGCGTTTGCTTGAAGGACAATACTTGTGATTCGGTTAACTTCCACATCTGAAAAACCAGCTTCTTTTAGTTCGGTAGTATAGTTAATCCAAGTTGAAGGATTTTCATTAACTACTGTGGACCACTCAATCTCACTTGGTTCTAATGATTTGATAACCAACCATGCCATTTTCTTTAAGTTGTACGTCATTAGTTGTTCAACATAAGCGGGGTCATCGTGGTTATATTCCACACCCTGTGGGGTACGATGCGCTGGTGGTTTTGGCATATCCAGATATTGATCAAACTCAGTCATATCTGTAACAGCTTGGGCAACGAAGATAATATCTTCATCATTTTCTCTAGGTAATACCAGAGTTACTCGGTTTGGACCTTTTACAGTCCGTCCAGCAATTTTCATCTTTGTTCCTTTCACAATAAAAAAGCCGAGTGAGGGCGATACCCTCACCCGGCACCTAGTCACACTAGGATATTATTAAGAACGAACTACAGTAGGTGTAACAGCGTTACAACGACCACTGATAGCGAATGTTCCACCGTCCAAGTCAACTTCAAGTGACTCATAACGGAAATCAGGAAGTGTAGTAGTTTCATCTTGAGTTGACCCACAACTACGTGCGTGAGTAACTTCGATGTCTACAGCATAAGGCTCACAAGCATCACTAGAGCTTGAAACCCATTCAGAAGCATCACCAACACCATTCAAGGCATCATACGGGGTGATAGTTTCACTTGTACCTGTGGTGATCTGTTGATAAACTGAATCAATAGAAACATCCATAGGTTGTTGATCACCTTCTCGAACAGTATCAATATCTCCACGGTCAAGAACATATTCATATTCTTTATTGATAGTGTAGGAAAGGTTACCTTCACCAATTTTAACAATGACCTGCTGTGGTATGAATGTAACCACACCACCGTCAGAGTATGTACCCGCACCAAGTGCGGGGGTGAATGTAATGTTAGTAGTTGTACCGGTAGATGGAGTACGAGCAGTAACAGTATGTACTGTTGTAGAAGCTGTCTCACCGGCTATTGTAAATCTAGCACCGACAGGTACTTGATCTGTATCAGTAGTATTTAGAACCACTGTGTCGATATCAAAACTGGTATCAGTTGCAACAGGTGCAGTTGACGGTTCGTTTATCGCCCCTGTACCACTTAAACCGTCCTTAAATCGAATCGTGGCATCACGAAGTTCAATTTGTGCCATTGGGAATTACCTCTTTATGTTAGGTCTAGTTCCATTTTGTATTCTGCATCCACAAAAACTTGGCGAAGTCGATTTTCTCGATCAATTTCACCAAAGTGGAATACCTTAATACCCCCTTTCTTTCCGTGTTTAGGGAGTAAACACCCAATCAATGATTGGTCATCGTCAACCCCGATACCATATTTGTAAACTGGAATTGCATCGGCAGCGGCTTCTGCCAACTTACCAGCCATTTCAGTCGCTAAATAGGCGTTAGGTAGAGAACCACCCATATGAGAATGAATCAAGATATTAGCCATGACGCTAAAGTACCAATAATCTTTACTCAACTCTTGGGCAAACGGTCCAGTTATTCGGATTTCAACACGGTTGTCAGCTTCCATGAAAGTTGTTAACCGTTCGTCGATACCTTCAATGATAGTAGGGTAACTATTATTCTCAGCAACAACCTTAAAATGGTTCCCCATCGATGTTTGAATCCATCGCGGCCAATGTTCGTTGTATGCCATTAGTCACCTTCCTCATTTACTTGTTGGAAATTTACAATGTCATAACCACTGAGGTTAAAGACTTGTTGGATATCTTCACCAACAAGTTCGACGCCTAATACTTCCCACAGTAAATCGAATTCATTATATTTGATATCTTTGAATTCGTACTTCTTATTACCATATATTAAGAAGTCGTCCCGTTTGATTTCATAGTTGGCTGGAAGATCACGGGGATCAATATAGAACCAACGAGAAGCGGTATCAAACATTCCACCTTCAACAAATTGTTTGTTTGCAGAAATCATTGAGATTGTTTGAATTTGTCCACGTGATAGTTTTACGGGTAAAACTATACAACGCTTAACATCTATGGCACTTCGATCAGTCCATGACTTTACACCCGTTAAGGTGTTTGTCTGTAAAGTACCTTGACGATACAAGGTGATTTCCCGACCATAGATACGTTTTAATTTATAAACAGTTTGTAGGATTCTTTTTGTCACAGTGATCTCCATTAGCCAATAATATAGCTACTTATGATAGTTGCAAGAATCCCCAATATTGAAGTTAATATAGTCCATAGAATACCTTTGATAATCAAACGAGATTGTTTTAACCGATCTACTTCGATGACTAAACCGTCTTTATGATTATTGCCAAGGGTTTCGTCCTTCAAATCTAAAACTGTTTCCTTGAAAACTTCCAAGTCATATTTGAGATTTGTTATGGAATCCTTTAAGGTATCTACCTGACCTTGGAGACTATGAACATCATCTTTTAGAGATTCAATTTGCTTTTGAACTCTACCTGATTCTGCATGTTTGAAACCAAGTTCTCTATCAAGACATAGTTCAATAAGGTTAAACCTAGTTTCACTATCTGTCACCATACGACACCTTTAATATAAACACAGGGAGACATAATGTCCCCCTGTGAATATTCAATTGAGATTAACCAAGCAACAGTGTTGCAAGATTAGTATCGAGAACAGCAGTACCACACAAGAGGTCGATGACCACTTTAGTACCCTGTGCATCGATATCGTACTGCATAGTAGCACGCATTGCGATATCGTTGTGTGAGGCAACGAATGAGCGAACGCCCAAAGCTGACTCAGGTTGTGCCAATGGTCGTGAGACCAAAGCGAATGCGTTACGGTGGAACGCGACGTTGAAGTCACCGGCAGGACCGGGGAATGCTCCATCGTTGTTAGACAAAGCACTATCCAAAGGACGGTCCAAGAGAACCTGAACTTCAGTAGCACTAACTGGACGAGTTTCAATCACAGTATAAGTGTGACGAGTTCCAGTAGTGGTTCCGAACGCCAATAGCTGACCCTTAACAGGTGGTTTACCAGAAGTAAAGCCATCAATGTTAATGTACCCAGAGTAACCAGCGGCAAGACCACTAACTGCGTTAACAGCAGCGTCCCCGTAAGCAGTAATTGCACTACCACTTCCAACTGCGTTCTTAATGGCTTCATTAAGAGTAGCAGCAGTATTGTCACCGGCACTATCAGTTTGAGCAGTCACCCAAGTAGGCTGACCGTTGTCTTCAAGGACACAGAACTCACCAACGGTGAGGACATAACCTGTGAAGTCAATCTCAGTAAGAGTACCAGTTTCTCCAGCAGCAATAGCTCCACCAGTAACACTGGTAGTGGTATCTCGGCTTGAGTTGGAGAGAACACCATTCACGTTTTGATCCATGAAAGTGTTAAATCCACCAATTTTACCAAGTCGTGCTTCTTCGAGGGCAGTACCATCGTCACCACGTTCGTTGGCTTTAACAAACAACTCAGTCTGAAGCATGGCAGTTTCAGAACCCGGTGCAAGCACCAAGTTACGTCCACTCATCCAAGCAAGACTTCGGTTGAGTTTTTCACGTGCTTCGAGGACAGTGTCGTAAGCAGTAGTCTTAGTAAGACCACGGAGTTTACCAACACGATCATCAGGATCACCAAGCATAGCGTGAGCCATACGACCAGCGATAGCACGATCAATACCGTTACCCATAGCTTTCATACGGGTTTCAAGGTGGATCGGAATAAGCTCTTTAAGAGACTTAGATCGTTCACCGTCTTTGATGACAAAGGCGACATACATGTGCTGGTCCAAAGGAACCTGCACGTTTGTCAATTGTGCATCTTCGTAAGAGATAGTGTCACTATCAGTCTTACGGTCAACAGTTGCATCTACAGGTTTACGGGTATTAACCACATCACCATAGTTTGCAACATCTTTAGAGTAGTCACGATGGACGAGACCACCAAATACCATGTTCTCTTCGAGAACAGCAATAGATTCGCGCGCCCAAAGTTCTGGAACTAGCGCATCATTGTCGTTGGCAAAAGCTGCCAAGATGTTAAATTGTAACATTAGTTACGGTCTCCACATAAAAGTTTGTGATAAAGTTTAACACCCCACTGTAATTTATAAGTTGTTGATGGTTTAACGATCAAGATGATCCAATCCGAGAGCACGCGGGTTCTTCTTTCGGAGTTCAAAGTATTGATCGTCTGATAGACGACTGACGTCTACAGTTCCATCCCCGGTTAACGCACCACCGGTTGCGGATGTTGAGCCAATTCCCTCTCGAATATTATTCTTGAAGAAATTACCCCAACGCTCAGGATTCTTTTTCATGTGTTCGACTGCTTCGTCAGGCGTCATTTGAAGCATTTCGTTCGCACCAGATTCCTCGTTTTTAACCATCATGTTGACCATTGGAACTAGGTTACCCGTAGGTTTTCCTTGAGCATCCAATTGGTCCACTAAGGCTGTTTGACTTTTAAGTTGTACAACGATCTGTTCAGGGTTAAAAGCATCATTATTAACAGCAGCAGCTTGAAGTTCACGATTGATCGTGGACTCTGTATACCGTTGCTCCCAAGTTTTTGCTGATTCTTCTAATTCACCAATACGAGACTGAAACTGTTCTTCTGACTGTTTCCTATCGTGGAGAATTTGCTGTTCTTTAGTTCGTTGTCGTGCCTGAATCTCTTCTAGTTTTTTCTCGTAATCACCTCTCTGTTCATCAGAGAGTGATTTATCTTGAAGCAATTTTTGATAATCGTTTTCAAGATGTTTGTATGGTTCTTCATACTTCTGCCGTAACTTCCGTTTTTCTTCCGCAAGAATACGGTTCAATTCCTTTTGCTGATCGCCGTTAAATAGTGAGTTTTGCGAACCTTGACCCTGACCTTGTTCCTGACCGTCGCCAGTTCCTTCGCCTTCGTCACCAATACCGTCACCAGTACCTTCGCCTTCGCCTTCGCCTTCTTCACCTACATACGCAGCTAGAATGTCAAACCAATGTAATAACATAGAGAACCCCCATTCGGAGTAAATTTTACCCTGTACTCGTTTAATTTATAGTTCGCGACAGGTAATCGAATTATAAATGTTGGGTTACGATACCCTTGATATACGAATATGATCGGCATCACGTAAAAATGGTCTAAGATATAGCCAAGCTGTTGCAGAAGGTACTCCGTTCATAAAATGTTCTAACGGTTTTTGACTTCTATTGTAGCTCGCCCTAACAGACCCGATACCATGATCATTCATCGACATGTTTTCGAGTTCCAATTCAGGGTCAACACCATCTAAGAGAGCATAAGCTATTTCATAGCAAGCATACTTGATTTTAGTTGGTACTGTTGAATCTGAACCTCTTGGAAACTCTAATTCTTGTGCATCTTCTTGAGTTCTGATTAAGTTTAACGAAGTGACATCCCCTTGATCTGCTAATTTTGCAATCGATGGGTTTGCCACTCTGTAGTCATACACAGATGCTTTGAAACCTTTATAGTTCAGAGTATCTATGATTCGTGTCGCAGCAACTAAAGATGCTGTTTTATTCGCACTACTCGCAGAACTCCAAGCGGTCTCAAACAAGCGAGTAGAAAAATATTCATCAGCTTCCTGAATTGTGACATAGGCTGATGCCATGTTCTACCCCCTATTAGTATGATAACCAAGTATAAGTTGTTGATGCCCCACTACCCACAACAAAAACAGTTGTGGGGTCATCGATTTGAAGAAACACTGTTTCATCTGGACCAATTTCAAAACCTAGTGTGGATGAGACAGCACTGTTTCCCACAAACAAATTCTGTGAGGCATGTGTATTTTTAATATGAATACCCTTACCAGCTTTTCTGGACGCTATCGCTGAGTCTAATGCTTCTGCTGTAGTATCTACAGAGCCAACACCCGCTTGCAGGGAACTCACACTAATCGTTTCATTAAAACTTGACATTATTCACCTGATTTTTTAGAGGCTCGCGTTTTACCCCTTTCTCGACTCTTTGTTGAGTCTTCAAGGTCGGTATTCCTTGCCTGTTCTTTTTCTTTCTTACCAGCTTTTTTATCAACCGACATATCCTTTACCCCTCTAGCCCCTGCATCTATTTTTTCAGAAGATTGAGCAGCTTGGATAGTCTCGACTCTTAAAGCATGATCTTCTCTAGCTTTAGGGATTTCTACTTCTCCATTAAAGCCGAGAGCATTAGATAATGTCACATCACTAGCTAAACCCTGTTCTTTCGCCATTTCAATCACAGTAGGATCACTTGTGGCATAACTAGCCTTATCGATTTCCTTATGGATTTCAGACATTTTCTCGGTAGTCACTCGACCACCTAACAAAGAACTAGCGGCATCTTTACAAAGTTCTTTCTTTGCAGAGATACTAGGTAAGCTAAAGATTAGTTTGGTTAGTTTCTCAGCTTCTTCAATTCGTTCAGTCTTTGACTTGACACGATATTGGTCAGGGTATTTGATAATGACGGTATCTCGACTATCATTACCTTCGTAAGCTGACCAGAAGTCTGCAATTTTCTTTTCACCACTTTCAAGGACAAGACCAATAAATGCTAAACCAGATTCAAGACCTTGGTTATCCATTTGTTTGGCTTCACCTGAAGCACGTGAATTTCCTAATGAGACAACAGCTAAGTTGACTAATTTACGAATATCATTTTCTAGCTTCTCTTGAAGTTTCATAGACGCTTCGAGTGGTTCACTAGAAGGGTTAATGAATTGAGGAGCATTAGATACGCTAGTGTCATATAAACGACCGTCTAGTGTACCAACTTTTATTTCTTTATCCGCAGATTGTTGACCGCCTGTACTCGATGTACCATCTTCTGATACAGCAGTTTTTAAGTGACCACCCATCCCACGTGTGTCGCCTTGTTCCACATAAAAAGGGAAGTTAGCTTTCAATGCGTATGAAATATCACTTGATGCAAGATTCAATAACGCAATTTGGTGTTTCGCAATATCTTTAAGTAAACTGGTCTCAATATCAAACATTACAAAAGGTATACGTTTAATATTCAGTTTAACTGGATCACCACCCGGTGTCCCATCTGGTAAAATTGGATCACCAGCGGAACTAAAGAACTGATAATAGACAAAACCATCGTCGTCTTTCCAGACAAGTCGATATCGTTCATATTGCTCTTTAGGTAGTTGAACCTTTCCGAAAGATGTTTCGTATTTAATACACCAATCTCTTAATAGAATAGCATTGAAATCACTATCATCTTCGGGTCTTGCTCGTTGCCAAGATAAAATATCTTCGACACGGTAAGTGTAAAGATAAGGTGTGGCATTCCTTGCATCTGCCAGTGTTGGACCCGGTGGTGCAATGTTATCTACATATACCCCAATCCGCCCCATCGATAGCATTTCAGGTAGAATCTCTGTACCAATAAAGTGATTCATACTTGAACCACGGCGATCTACACCCCCTGCTTCACCTGCAATTGCTTTACCATAACTTATGGTGCCGCCCCGCCGAGAAATATCACTCATTCTATTAAAGACTGAGTTTTTGATATCTACTAACGCAGCTTTTGCAAAGCCGGGTACAGGAGTAATATTACGTCGTCGTTCAAAGTCAACTATTGATTCACGTTCTGACCATTTTTCAAGATACCGTCGTACAAAAGTATCACCACCATCCCATATATCTCTCCAGATACTCCAGTCTGGTAAACTATAGAGATAGTCTGGATGTCTTGTGTCAATAATTGACATTTAATATCTCCGTTAGTTATCAACTAGAATAATATCATAACCACCTGTTAATGAGATATTATTCGCTGACGTGGATGTGACTCTCATTATAATATCAGTTTTTTCAGGTAACCTTAGACCACCATAAATTGTGTCGTTCAACCTATCATTCTTTGCGAATGTAAAAGGTCGTCTTAGTCGAGGTACATTCCCAAATGTTCTGATCCATAATGCACCATCAACATTTGCTGAGTTAGAACCTCTAATTGAAGCATGGACTCGTCTAACATACCCTGTTTTACCGGCAGGTATTGTATAACCAGAACAATTGGTCTGATTTCGACTCGGTTGCATATTTAAGAATACATTTGCAGTCGTGGAACTATGTCTAACAGTGATAGTTCCAACATTAAAATCATTACTCCCGGCAGACGCTATAAATGCTGTATGGACTCTTAAAAAAGTATTCGAAGAGATAACTCCGGTCGTTCCATTTAATGTAAATGTCTCAGACTGGTCTTCGTAATTTTCATCTAATCCAAATAAAGTTAGTGTCCTAGCACCTGTCCCATCCGAGGTATCATCTGTACTGGAACTAACAACTTCTAAGGTTTCAGCACTACCTGTTGGAAACCCTGTATAAACTCCACCGGTCTCCCATACATCTTCGGGTACTGTACCAGTATCAATATCAGAATTTTTACCAAACTTATTCCGAACAACATACCCAGATAAACGTCCTGAAGCAATATCCAATTCTGGATCAATTGCCCTTGAAACAATTGAATCAGCGTCTTGTTGAACAGATATATTTAATGGACTAGCCAACTGTGGAAAGCTACCAGCCATAGATTGCGCTCTAAGGTAAGTTTGATTACTACCAGAACTATTACTGATTACTAATCTAAAGTACCTTCGTGTAACAGTTAACCTGTGAACATCATTAAGATCAGCCGAAACATTATATGTTAGGCTACTGTCCCAATTTGTACCATCGGGTGAAAATTGAGCCTGAACGACAGTCGCGGTATCAGTTAGTACAGCAAATACGATACAATCATATCTTGAAACATCTACTGATGAACCTGTAAAACTCTCACCGTTATCTAATGATGTCGTAGTTGAGTTACCACTTAAAATTACGTTACCTGTGGGAAAATAACTCATATAATGTACCACCCTACCCCATTGGAGAATATCGTTATGCTTGAAAACTGAACGGCAATATTTTGTGTTAATTCACCGTCAATAGTTTCTGAACCATCTGCATCTAATATGATAGAATTACCAGAATTATCAATCCTTTTCAAAGAAACCCGTTTACCTTCCATATTGGTTGTAGGTGGTAACGTAATAGTGATATCTCCAGAAGTGGAATCTACCAAAGCTATATGGTTTGTAGTGATATCTAAAACTGTGTCACCAGTAATTGTGTCCAGTAGTGTAGTTGTATCTACATACGTTTGAAGTGCAATAACTTCGGAAGCTATTCTCTCCCAATCTTCCGCATTAGGATTAACATTACTATTCGTAGATATCCTATCTCGATTGTTTGATAACCCATCCCATATTGATGTGGGGAATGACGCCCTTGGGTATGGCATAATAACCTCTTATAATAGTTTTTCGATGTTACATCCTTGGGCATTTGAAACAGCACAAGGTAATGCTACCTCAGCGTAGTTTAACGCATGGGCGTAGTGGTCATCCTTGTTATGGTTCTTATACATGGCAACAGGGTTACCTTGTTTATCCATTTCGTATACACGAATCAAATTCTTGATATGTGATGCGAATCCAGCAGGTAAATCATTTGGTAAATCAATAGTACCTGCGTAGAATCGACCTAATGAAATATCTAACCAGTTAGTTCTATCTACTGTTGCGATAGGGGCGTTTGTCCCATCATCATCAATAGTAATTTCCTTACCTGTCCGACCTTGCCTATACTGGTTCATCCACACAAACCGTGGGAACTCTCTGGCAAAACGTCTGGCTTCTTGTCTACCGGGGTCTGCATCAATATGACAAGCATGTACTTGCCACTCTTGCATCAAACGACCTGCAAACATTTGTAAATCTTCCTCATGGAAGACACCAGCATCTAAGACCTTACAATGTGCTGAATTATTTAAGTCAGTAAAATTAGGTGGAAAGAACCATTCACAGATAACAAAGTGACACCATGTACCACGGTCGATACCCATTGTAATAACTCTGGATGAGTCATGTGGTATCAGTTCCTTACATGAATAAGGCTTGATAGCTTTCTGAATCATTTGATCCGTGACTTGGCATTGTGCGCCAACGAACGGTTCACCTAAAACTGATTTATAAAATTCTTGTTTTGCAAATGAGTTTGTCAACGATTTGAAATAATCGATAACAATCTCACCCGCTGAAACCGTAAAACTGTAAAGCTGATTGATCTTAAAACCACGTCTATCGGGGTCTGTACCCTTGATAGTCGGTTCCCAAAACCCTGTGTTTGTTAAGATATCTAACTTTTCGTATTGTCTTAACTTACCAGTCTTAGGGTCTGGTGATAATTTGAATTCATAACCGCACAAAGTGCATTGAAAATGGCTCCGATAACAATCGGGGTCATTCATCGATTCACCACAAATTTTGATTGATTCAGGAAATCTGAATTCGTCAATTTTGTTACAGCCGGGGCATTTGAATCTAAAATGTTCTTGAGTGCTATTTTCGTATTCTAATGCAACACCATGACCGGGTGCGGTTGGCGTACTAATAAACCAAACCTTTTTATCAGGTTGACCTCTTAGACGTTGTAGAGCCAATTCAATTTGAGATTGATCCATTTCATCTAATTCATCGAGAATTAGAACAGAAACAGGGATCGACTTCAGGTTAGAATCACTACCACTACCACGAATGTAAAGAGCAACGTCACCTGACATCTTTAGTCCAACATTATTGGCATCTGTGAAAACACTTTTTAAGTATGGACTCATACTCAATGCTGGATTGAATCGACCTTTAGAAAAATCTGAGGCGTTATTCAAAGTCGGCAGAACATATAGGACATTTTTCCTAAGTACATCTACTGTGTATAAAGCGAGGTTGATTCCGACTTCTGTAAATCCAGCCTGTGCTGACTTCATTGACACATTCCAAGATGCCGTTGAATCATGTAATTCACGACACCAAGGGTGATACTTAAAACTATATGGACCCTCAAAAGGGTGACCCATTACTCGTCTACGTTCTGCCCATTTTGATGGGACCGTAACAATCCTATTCTCAATACTTGTTTGAAAAGCATCAAGAAATTCGTTTACCATCGGATTCATCTACAGTCTCCATTGTATATCCCAACTACTCAACCTTACTCTCGGTATCGTCTGCAAGGTCTACCTTCTCTGATACGGGGTCGGGCGTAACTGAGGGAGTCTCCTGTGGCGAGTCGGATGAGACTTCTACCTCTTTGGTATCAGAGGAAACAGTAGCCGATTTCGTAGACCGTGTCTTTCGACGTTTTACCTTTTCAGGTTCAGTAGTTGGGGTTATTTCCTTATCTTCAACGTATGTTTGCCAATCTCCATCCTTATATGACCACTTTGGTCCATAAGTTTCTTTGGAATTTGATTCTCGTTGAAGAACAACAGAAGCACCTTTGGGTACTTCCAACTTTATCTCTGTACTAGAACTACATCTGTGGTTAGTGTCTTTCCCCTTATGTGTTACGATGAACAACACTGTGCCATCGTAATCAGTAAATGAAAAAGGGAGTTTAATATCAACAACTGGATTTTTAGGCATGGGTTTTTGATCCTTGGCTTAGTCATATTCATATGAAAATGAATAGAACACTCATAATAACTTTTAATACGTCAACCCAATTCTCTAACAACCAGTTAAGAATAGAAGTCGAGTCCATTTGTTTCCATTCGACTCCCTTCCGTTTCATGTAGCGTCTTACTCTAAACATTGTAAGAAAAGTTACATTTTTCGGGACACCATTACCATCTGAGGCAATAAAATCTTGGTCGTCTCCAAATAACTTATAGACTTGGTTATTTGCTTTAATCAAGTCTTCGTCTTTTAGTAAGTCATCTTGGTCGGCTTTCACTGAAGCCTTTACCAGTGCCTTCTTTAAGTCTCGGTTTCTTAATTTAGCCATACTTATAACTCATCGTAAATATTGGGCGACGGTTTTGGCGATGGTTTTGGTTTTGGCTCTTGCTCTGACCGAGTCTTTAATTTTTGCATAAAGACATCTTTTTTCAGGAGTCCTACAGCTTTATCCTCAACAACACCGTTTTCAACAAAGATGATTGTGGGTAACACCCCCGGTAGGTCATAGTGGTCTTTATCAAAAAACTTACTATACCTCTTATCATCTGTGTCAAATTTATAAATAATGTACCCGTCCCTTTGTAGTTCTTCTACAATCGGTTCCAATGTTTTACAGGGACCACACCATGTTGCACTTAAAACAACTGCGTAGTTTTTATCAGAGTCCCCTGCTTCTTTAATTTTGGTAGGTACAAACTTTACTTTCTTTACTTTCTCCACTTTCTGGGCTGAGACTTTGTTTTCTTGGGTGAGTAAGTTTCGTTCCCAATCACCAAGTGAGAGTAAGGATCGGATAGTTGTTTGGGCTTCCGATCCTTCTGCTGTTTTTGTTTCCCACTCTCTAGCTTCGGGTAACCAGCCTTGTCTAACATCAAGTTTATTAACTTGATTAGGTTGGTTATTTCCAGCAACCACTGGACCTTCTTGCCCGAAACTAACTTGAGTAACAAAGAACGCTGCCAAGATACAAATTTTCTCCACAGTATGAACCATTGCATTATACATTTCCTTTTCCTGCCTCTTCATTAGAACAAATTGTAATCAATTCGTTGGGCTGGAAAACCAATGAATCCACTGATTGTGTAACTATCTCGACTTGAACACATTAAATCAATCGTGTCTGCGTCAACCCAAAATGAACCTCTGGGTTGGTCATGCCTAGTTGGTCCTGATACCCAATCATTTCCCCAACTATTCATTACTAAGATACCCGGTCTCCGTGTGTCATCGACTCCAATCCCACACATAGCGTGATACCATGTACCACACTTCTTTAGAAATCCTTCTGAATCTCTGCCGTCTCGATTATGGTTACGACAATTAGGGTTAAACCCAATCGAAGAACAAAAGATTACAGGGTATCCATTTGAGATACTATCTCTACAATCTTCATAACCATTTACTAAAGCAAATGATTTTACAGGATGTTCTTTAACTAAGGGAATCAGTTCATCTGGTATTCCATTTCGACCAAATTCTTTTGACGTATTCCCATTATATTTGGAGAGATCGATATTTCCATACCGATCTCTCGCCAAAGTTCCAAACTCTGTGAGGAATTCGGCACCATAGATACCTAAACTTCCATCACCAGTCAGTAATCTTTTGTTGCCGTGGACCTGATAACCAATTTCGTATCTCGATCCACCGTAAGCAATCTCGGAACTTACCTTGGCTTTCCATTTTTCTTTGAATCCCAATCCATAGATTTGGGTAGCCGCAAGAATATCTACACCAAAGGCGTAGGCTTGCCCCACACAATCACCAATTGTTTGGTCATGTGCTTCAATTTCACCAATTGCACGTTCAAGGTATTTATGGAGCAAGACAACCTGTCCTTTACCACTACCTAAAACGGTTTGCGGTGCTTGCTGCGAAAAATACGGACGTGCCGACTTTTGAAGAGTTTGGTTGATAACTTCTGTATCTGGAATCCAACCACTAAAAACAGGTGTTTCAAAACCACACTGTGCAATTTTTGCTGGCACCATTGATCCTACTAGACCACTAGCACCGATTTTTAAGAATTGCCGCCTATCCATTCTCCTAACCTCACTTAGATTGTGGAAGCGTATTCCTTCAGTGTTGAAGAAATCTTTTTCCACATGTCAATATGGGCTTGAACATCTGGTAGTTGTCCATTTTCAGCGAGGGTTTTTAACTCCGTTGCTAACCCATTTCTAAAAGGCAACCAGTCGTCAAGACTACTACCAAGAGCATCTTGATTCGAGTTAAATGTTGCCTCGATTATTTCTTCAATTGTCGTTAGTTTACCTTGATCTGCAATTAAAGCAATACTTGAAAAAGATTGAGCTAATTTAAGACAGTCGTCTTTTTTCGTAGCTGAGTCAATCTGATCACAATAACCTTTCAACCTACGAGTTAAACTATCAACGGGTGTTACGGGTTCACCATCAATAACAAGTGTATGTACAATAACATCACATGTATCATTAAGGGCGCAAGCTACAACAAATTGAAACTGCCCACCCACACCACTACTAAAAACTGCCCGCTTACCATCGTCAATAACTAAGAAATTATCACTCTCAGGAATCATTATCCACTTAAAAGAAGTGGCTTTTGATTGCTCAACTGATAATACAACTAAATCCCCAACACTGGCTTCCGTTTCACCGTCGATGGTGATTTCTGCTTTTACAACTGGTTTATCTACTGGCTTATCCTGTGCAACAACTCCTGTACAACACAGCATAAACGACAAACAAATTGTTTTGAAAAATTTCATTGAAGTTCTCCCTCTAATTGACCCACGTATATCGTGGTTTATCCTTTGAGGTTGACAACTTCTTTGATACCTTTGTCGGTAACTAAACGAACAATAATGTTAGCTACACCAACAACCGTACCTAAAATAGCAACGACTTCGGGATGTTGTGATAGCAACTCACTATCAACCAAATATGTACCAACACTAACAACGATTGTTGCAAGGTTGAGCCAAAAAGTACGTGATTCTGCTAATGGCTTTGCGTTGTCAACTGTTTCGTCAACTGTTTTGTCAACTGTTTTGTCGTCTGACATATCTTCACCTTCTGGTTTTTTGGGTGTTAACCCATCATAGGGGCTACTCATGTTGTTCACCTTGTGATGCGTTTTGGATGGCATTGATGAAACCAATACACACTCTGTTGATTCGTTCGTCTTTATCATCGACACCTTGAAATTCTTCCGCCATCAAATCTGCCAATTGCATACCAAGTTTTCGTACTTGGTCCTTTGTCAGAACAAAACCCAACTGTTGCTGAATCTTCAACAGGGCGACTTTCATTGATTCAAGTCGTTGAATCATGGTATTAACCTGACCAACTGCCATAATTAAATCGGCATCTGTTCGGATCATTCCAAGTCGTTCTTTTACCAACATCTGTAGTAAAAGAATTTCATCTTTTAGATTCAAATAATCATCATCTTGATATTGTTGATCTAAAGATTGTTGAAGTTTAGCATTATCTAATTTGTATCGTCTAATCTCTTGTTTCTTTAATTGGGTCGAGGGTCTACCACCATTTGGTGATTGTCTGTAATGTTTATCGCAGAAGTTTGAATTTTCGACAGCCAATACTTGGCACTGACCGTGGTCTGTGATACCATGACAGCGACGAGGGTCGTCTATTCTACAGTGTTCTGTCATAAAATTTTACCTACTAAAAAGGATTGCCTCTACGCATATAACTCTAAAAAACACCTATTTGCGAACGCGGTCACACCAATAAATTTAGTAAAAACACACCAAAATAACCCTCTTTGGGCTTGATTTTTACTAAAATTATGGTATACTAGGCTTTACAACATTTGTTAGGAGATTTATATGACCGAAGAATGGGTAGAAATACCCAATTACGAGGGTTTATATTGGGTCAGTTCGTTAGGTAGGGTCAAATCTAAACGAGGTATTATTAAACAACGCCAGACTAAGAAAGGTACAATGGATGTCCATTTATCAAAAAATGGGGTACAAAAAAGACATTATGTACATCGATTAGTTCTAACAGCATTCAAAGGGGAAAGTGATAGGTGGGGTATACACAAAGATGACCAGCCGGACAACAATGTTTTATCCAATCTTGAGTGGTTTGAACCTAAACGAAAATATTAGAAAGGATGTCTATGTCCAATATTGAATTACAGGAAGAGATTAAGTTCGCCTTTAGGGGTGTCCCGTATACTGAAAATGGCTTTAAGTACCTACCACTACATAAGTTACCGTATGGGACACAATTTATTTTAGATACCAAAGGCGGTTTCCCTGATATGGGTTTATCCCGTACTATTAACAATCAACAAGAAACTGATATTCTACGAATTAAGGATGGTATCTATGGTTTAAGAGTCAATAAATCATCTTCCTTAGTATTAGACTTCCCTGACGGTGATTTTGATTGGTTGAAACCTTTGACCCGTTATTTAGCCACAGGTGGATATCTAAATGCTAATGTGGACCGAGAAAACCTAAATCGAAGACCCGGTGAGTCAAATTTTACTACTTTTCGCTTGACAACTGGTAGGATACAGGGTATAATACTCCCCAATACCAAATATAAATCTGTACTCCAAACTGGATACAAGGATTTACCAGAACCCCAAGAAGGGAGATATAACGATGAATTTGATTTCTGATGAAGAAAATTCAGATAAGTTTTGTAATGAAGAGGAACAATTCCAACTAGATATTAGGTCCATTAGTTTAGAAATCGCAAAATATGAAGCCGAAACTAAAAAATTAGAATATACACAACGAAAAAAAGTTGGACAACCCCATTTCCGATATCCTACTGTGATTTTTTATGACCCTAATGAGAAAAAATATCGATGTGAATTAGTAAATCAATTTGCGGCACTTGATTTCGAAGAGGGGGAAGAAGACCTACCTGAATGGGCAGAGTCAGCTAAACGACAAGAAATTGTAGCCTATGGGGACACACCTCAACAGGCTTGTGATAATTTTGACTATATATGGGTACACGGTAATGTTGAGTAAATATGACATCGAATCTTATATGTTTACAGCTTATGATTCTGCGAGAGACAGTCCTGACCTGTCTAGCCAAAATGGTGCTGTACTTGTTAAAGAGGGCGATGAGGTTACAAACCTTGCCTCAATTGGTGTAAACCATTTTTATCAGGGTTTTTCAAGTGATCAAACTGACCGTGGCACCAAATTACGAAATATTGAACATGCCGAACGGGATGCTATTTATGGTTGCCCTGTGCCGACTCAAGGTTTGATTATGGTTTGCCCTTGGGCAGCTTGTATAGGTTGTGCTAGAGCTATCAAAGGTGCTGGTATTACCAACCTTATCGTTCATAAGGAACGAATGGACTTAACACCAGACCGTTGGAAAAATGATGTAGATGATGCCCTTCTTTCCTTGAAAAGAGGCAAAGTTAATGTACAATACTACTCTGGTTCAATCGATGTTGACCCCATACGAGTTTCGGGACGACTGTGGTCCCCTAAATATTTGGAGTTTTTAGAATGACTATTACACGACTGGTTACGTTAATTTCTCAGTTTAACGAAATGCAAGGTTGGAATTTAGAGGATACTGAGATTCTCGCTCTTGCCGAATTTATCTTCGAAGACATGGACATTTAATATGAATCTACATAAAGTTTTACATGTACAACAAGTACAAACTGAAAATGGTGTCACAGCACAAGCGGCTGAGATTGAATTAGATTTTGATAAAGTCGCTTTTGTGTTTCACCCGAACCTACAACAACAAGGTGTTGTTTACCTTGATCCTTACCCACTACAAATCGGACAACGGGTAGATGAATCAGTTTTATCAGACTTCTGTAAAGTTGATGTCCCCCAACAAGGGACTTTGTTCTTCCGACCTGACTCAGTGATTGCTGTTGCTAATGTTGAACTAGGGCAGTACATGTTATTTTTCACTGGTGGTCCTTTTGGGGCAAATTCTTTTTTAATTCAATGTACACGGCAAGAATTGGATTCTATGCTTTCTCTTAACACAGGGTTGTTAGAACTATGAGTTTCTATGCGTATTGGATGGAATTTCGCCAACCAGATAATAAAAGCTGGTCAAAAGAAGTTATTTTAATTTCAAAACCCGGTGAGGCTTTGAGAGACACTATAGACGCAGGTGGTAAAAACGAATGCAATATTGATGATGTTAGAATTTCTCGTTTGAAATCTAGTGAAGAATTTGAAGAAAATCTGGTAAAAGTACCAATTTTCACTTGCCCTGACTACCATGATCAGGGTATAATGTTCCAAGACAGTCATTACTCTTACGAACCTTTTGAAAATAATGAAAACTAAAAAAATAATTTGCGTGACCCTTGAAGATGTCCTAAGTGATGAGGACAACAAACCTATCCCTGATTCTCAATTTTTTCTATCGAGATTAGTAGAAGTTGCAGAGGTATACATTACTACTAGCCGAGTTAAAGTAGATTTGTATCCTGAATCGGATTTGGTAACCTTAGTTGAAGCTGTACAAATGTGGTTAGATCGTCATGGTTACCCTGTTGTACCAATCTATTCAGGTCAAGGACGCCCAAAAGCTGATATCTATATTACATCAAATAAGACTCTCGTTTATAATGGAGATTTCCTAGATGTCTTGTCGGAGGTTGAAAAACGAACGTCTTAAATTGTATGTGACCAGTTTTGGTATAGTATTTATCTTCGACTTGGTGTGTTGGATATTTATTAGATTTGCCCTTTTCATTTTTTACAGAGGAATTAAGTAATGGCAGTATTAACGATCCCTTGCGACCGTCGTGTTGAACGGTTACTAAATAAGCGGATTCGTGTTGAATCACCAGAATTTACCGGTTGGGGTAAAGTTATCGAACTATATGGGGAACGAAATTCTGAAGGCGATTCTACCGTAGCATTCGTTTTAACAGAGGAAGAAAAAGATGAATGATTTTGATTTCTCCACGGACTGGACCCCAAACAAATCTTACCTTGTGTCTCAAACAGAAATTGACAATTGGGTTATAGAAAATGGTGGTATTGGTATTTACAAAGGTCAATACTACGAGATATTATACACACCCTTGAATACGGGAATGTTTACTGTTACCTTTAGGGCATTACCATGATGAAAATTGAAATACCACCTAATGTTATTGATGTCTATAATAAGATGAAATCCTGTCAATCAGTGACAAAAGACGAACTCAACTTACTTAGTAACTATTCTATAAAGTTGACAACCGACGTTTTTGAAAATTTCTTGAAAAATAAAGACCAACCTAAAAATAATAATAAACTAGGTTTATTATTTGGTCTTCTTATTGGTCTCAATATTACCTTTGGGTACGCCCTCGGATATGTTTTTGCAGATACCACCCAAGAAACCATTAAAACTCTAATGAGGAATTTACTCTAGTGTCAAATATTCATACTCTAAAAACACGTGATAAAATCAAAGTTACTGTGAGTAAAATTGATAATCTTGAAGACGGTACAGCACTAATCCATTTTGAAGGTGAAAGTTCACCAAGTATTAAAGCCACTGGTGAACATAACTTTGAGGTAGGGGAAGAATATAATATGGGTGTCATTGTCACAATCATTATGCCCGACTGCCCCGTTGGTGCAGAGACCGACGCTAAGATTAGTGATATGATGACCAAAGCTGAATTACATGGCATGGTAGGAGAATTGACTGACGCCAATGTTATTACTCCAGTTAATGGTGAAGAAGATGTCACTGTTTCAAGCTAAATCAAATAGTAGTGCTGGTATCTTTAGATTAGCACTTGATATGTTTATCGCACAACGATGGAAAGTTTACGGGGGTTTTTATAATTGTGGACCAATACTAATGGCACGAGAGTTTTATTTCGATAAAAGTTCTTTGGTTGAGCCATACTTTAACACTAATATAAAACCATGTTTTGACTTCATTTGTAATAGATTACCTGTAAAACTTATACATCTACCACTTGATGATATTCGTGTAGTAGGCTTCGGAACATTTAATAGGTCTCTAATTGTGTTAGTAGCATGTGATTCTCGTAAAGAGATAACATCAAAAGAGTATAGACAAAATTCCCAGTTGTTAATCGAAAAAGTATTAGTTGAGACCGAACACTCCTCTACTTACTCAGAACTCCCAAGCAAATTGATAAAAATATGAAAATCTGTATAGATTACATCGATGATGAAGGTTACCAAATTACAATGATTGACCACACAGGTATCGTAGTATTCGTTGGTAACGTAGGTGATTGGAAAAATGCTTTTACTGGTGAGACAGTTGAAGACGCACACTATTTAGATAATTTAATAGAGAATTATGACACTCCTTAATAATATCAAAGAATATGTTGAACAGATGTCACCTTACCCTCAATCGGAAAAACCTTGGGGTGAGATTGTCTACATAAAACGTATCACAAGTCAGAACGACATTATGATATTCCATCAGGTGGCTTGGAGTAAGTTTTGCATACAAGCCCCTCTTGTTATCCATTGGATTACTTTAAGTAGGACTAAGGTAATACTTCTGTTGGCGATCAAAGATGATGACCTAAGAACATACACAGATACGGTAATGAAATTTATACGTTCAGGGAAGCAATCATATGTCAAAACATTTGAAGAAAGAAGCTGAGAAACTTGCAGAGACTTACCCGGCGAACTATTTCGATGGGTATCGGTATCAGTATGTTGGTGCCAAAAATACTAGCTACCCACAAGGATTTTGCTTTGTGGCTGCAATGATGGCACGTATGGGGTTACCTATACCACAAAATGGAATACCTATCTCCCACTGTTTAATCACAGATACTAAGGTGACCGAATGGTTGGAATGGGTGTGTTTTTATGAACAATGTCAAACTTGGGGAGAATGTAAATATGAAGCTGATAAGAGAATTGCAGAAATCGAATTCCTCTCAAAATTCTTGGGTTGGAATGTTGCCAAACATATTATTCGTTTTCTTTATCTGTTTGAGTACCCTGACCCTAGCTGAGAGTCCCTACGTTCGCGTCCTGAACGATAAGGATCATTACCACTCAGGAGTCATCATATCAGTACACCCGCTTCAGGTGTTAACCTGTGCGCATATGGAAGGTACTCATAGACAAGTCCGTATCTATGGTGATGAACCGTCATATCACTCGTACCCCGCTAAAATTGTCCGGCTGAACCACCTTAAAGATTTAGCGCTGCTTGAAGTCAACGCTGTAGTCAATGTGACTCCAATTGATTTGGGAGTGTTGTCAGATGGACGACAGTATGTAGAATCAAAAGGATACGTTGGCAATTATCTGAAACCGTTGAGGTATCAATCCAAACCAAAGTTCAAAGCCATGCGAGAAGGTGATCATTATATCATGCTTTTTGAAGGTGAGGGCATTATGGGATACTCTGGTGCCGCAATTATTGGAGAAAATAGGAAATTATTAGGGATTCAGAGTGGACGTTCGACCGTTGATGGTGTAAAATATATTGTATCACCCCGAATTGACGAAATTAAGGAATTTTTAGAATGAGTAAACCAGATTTTGAAGTAACTGTGGTGACTGCCGAAGATGAGTGGGATGGAAGATCACGAATTGATTTCCATATCGGGAATAAAGAGTATTCCTTCTGTGATGGAGAACCTGAAGATAATGGTCTTTGCCGGAACTTTAATGACATCTATAGCATTCCTGAAATGTTAAAAGCCGCACATAAGGCAGGCAAAGAAGGTCGAGAGTTAAAAATTAAACGAATAGAGGAAGAATGGTAATGATGACACCTAAATCTCAACTTAAAATGTTATGTAATGTGTTTGTTCATAATAAATACCCTCGGTTCTCGGTGGTATTGACAGAAAACGTAAGGAAAGAGGTTAAGAGAAACCTTTTTCAACGTCTTTTTGATCTAAACGCACGACCAAGATTCACAACAACTAAATCAGAACGGGAAATTCCACTCCAAATATCAGGGATTAAGGATACTAAGTTAGAAACCGTTATCACTTTTCACCCAATCAAATTAGAATACACATCATACCCACAGCATATCAAGGTGGTAGATGATGAGGATGATATTCTGTATAAAAACATTGCACAACACTGTGTATATGCCGGGGACGTCCTTAAACTCAGTTACACGATGACATATTCACTATGAAAGCAAAACATACCTCTTATGGTGAACCTATAGAATGTTATTGTGGGCATCAACGTTTTTTTGATGAAATTGTTGATTTAGCTGGTGGGATAGTCTGCGAATCCAATTTTTACTGTAAATTCTGTGAATGTATGGTTGGACACTGGCATGAGGGTCATTTTAACCCCGCATTTGTGGGGCGGACGTTCAAAAAACCATTTTTTGTCCGACGTGGTCACATTTATGACGCGGATTACAATTTCTACACAAGTTTTGACGACAAAGTTCGAACAAAACAAGTTTTACAGGTACTAAACAATGATTAGGCAAGGTTGGCGATTAGCAGTCGATAAGTTTGGAAATTTACTGAATCCTCATTATGATATCACACAGAAGGATATTTTTGACACTTTACCAGATATGGACCTATAATGCACGCTTATTTAGACATGGACGGGGTCATTGCCGACTTTATAACCGGTTTTTGTAATAAAATTGGACACCCTGAGTGGGTTGATCAGTGGGATTCTTGGACTTTTTACCAAGATCAAGGTATCTCTGCCGATTTGTTCTGGAGATTAGTAAAAGACGCTGAATTATACGCGACTTTACCAAAATTAGAGTTCGCAGATGAGATTGTAGGTCTATTGCACTACCATTTCGACTCGGTAACGATCCTTAGTTCATGCGGGTACTCCAATCCCATTGAAATTAGGCGAGGGAAGATGGTGTGGTTACAAGAAAACTACCCCCATCTTGCAAAAAACCCTATTTTTGAACATAACAAGACAAAATATTGTCGAGAAGACGCTGTTTTGATCGATGATTCTGGTCGAAACGTAAAAAAGTGGCGGGAAGCTGGTGGTAAAGCGATTTTAGTCCCTCAATTAGCCAATGAACTCCGTGGAAGATATGTTTTAGGACATTTAGAGCAACAAATTCGTATTTTACATGAATTAAATGCTTGACTTTCCTTAAAAATGTGGTAGGATAGAGTAATGGAAGACTTTATTAACTCAGTTGCACTCGTTACCTCATTATTTTGATTTGGAATAACATGCCGGACTTAATGAAAGACATAAACCAACTCAGTAAGACCCCCGAAACAAAAGGGGATCAATATGTTTACATGTATGTAGACCCAAACACACATGAACCGAGATATTTTGGTGTTGGCGGGTATGCGATGCTTTATTCGATCACAAAACCGTCGAGAAAAGCAAATAAGAGTCCATTTTACAAATGGGTACAGGAGCAAGGTAAAGTTAATTGGCGTAATTACCGAATGCGTATTTTCGGTCCTTGTAGTCAAGTTGAAGCACAGTTTTACGCCAACGAAATGACAAAACGTTATCAAGAAACCGTTTTAGGCGGTTGGGGATTTGATTATCAGATGAAAACAGGTATGAAAGTTGAATTTTGGCATAAAGGTGTTAAAATGACATCAACGATTCTTAAATCCTATCAACGGACTAAAAAAGTCCTTGTAAAAGCGTGGGTTGCCAATCGCAGGTACGAAATCGTTGAATTGGACATGAAAGATTGCACCTTAGTAGAAGACGAATGTACTACGGCTTGAGTATTTGAAACACTAGAAGACTTAGAGGTTAAAAAATGCCTAGAGCATTCAGGTTAACAGGTTCGCCCGACAACCCCGGTTTCCGTCAAGGGGATATGGCATTAGGGCAATTCCACCATAACTTATTTCTAGTACAACTAGACCGAGAAGATACTGATTTAAGGTACGGGTGGCATACAACGTCTATTGACATTTGGACACCTGAAGTAGAGTATGATACAATGTCTGTGACAAGACAAGGTGATGACATTGTATGTTTGTGCGGGTCTGCTAATATTAGCCCTAATAATCAATGCCGTTTCTGTAAATTACAGGTGAGAACAAGAGGTTTTTTGTTAGTTGGAGAATTTCAACCCCCGTTTCGCGTGTTATTGGCTAGTAGTCTTTGGAAATTAGTCGATAGGTATAACATGACACTTCAAACAGCACCGAGGAGTCAGTTAACTCCAATCAAAAACATGTTAAATATGGTAGCGAACGGAGATATCTAAGAGATAGAAAAACTATGTTTACTAGAAAAAGAAAAGAAAAACCTCAGAAAAAGTACAGTTTGTTCTTGTTTGTGGACCCACATGATGGTACAATTAAGAAAGTGTGGTTGGGGGATTATTACAAGTTCCATAATACCATACTCACCGGTTTATATGACATTCCGGCAGGGCATTCTGAGTTCACAATGTGGTTTCACAAATGTATTATCCAAGGGTATAACTACAAGCAATTGATATCATGTATTGCCCAGAATGTTAGTAAAGAGAAAGGTATCGAGTTGCGGGACCGATACAAAGCAAAATATGAACACACTTGTTTAAGTAATGCTTGCCATTATTTGTCATTAGCAGAAGAAGATGAAAAATGAGTATGCAGCAAATCAACCTACAACATGAGAATACCCATTTTAGTTTTGTCCCCGTTAGAAACCCTTCGACATTACAAGTGAATGATACCCTCTTCTATATCGACAAAGATAAGTATCGAGTTGCGGTCATTCAACGAATTATCAAAAAGATGGGTGGATATCGATTCCAAGTTGGGTCGGATTATGGTAAACTAACTTATGGGGTTATTGGTTCCTGTGCCATCGTTGGTAAAGCAACTTCATCTTGGGCGAAAGAATGACATATTATATTGAAATCCCTCACCCAACTGGTCATGGTTCGACAGTTCGACCTGCTACTTCGCTCGAAGTATCGCGCGAAAAAGCATACTATCGGTGTGGTAAGTGCCGACACAAACTTGTCTACGATAAGGCGGGGTTTAGTTGGGATTTAAGATATTGTGAACTTTGTAAAAGTTTTTTAGGGTGTATATGATGAAAACAAGTCTAATTGTTATTGTTGATCGAAGTGGATCAATGTACAAATGTCAGTCCGATGCAGAAGGTGGTCTCAATCGATTGATTGAAGATCAAAAGAAAGAAAGTGGTGAGACTGAGTTGACCCTTGTGGAATTTTCCACTGATGTTAAGTGCTTATGTCGAGGAATGCCCATTGACGAATTCGAGGGGTATCAGTTGAAACCCAGAGGGTGGACCTCACTCTTGGACGCTGTAGGTACAACCATTGACGAAGAAGGTGAACGGTTTGCTAACATGTCCCAATCTGAACGACCAGACTTGGTTTTGGTTGTAATCGTCACAGATGGTCAAGAGAACCATAGTAGGGAATACTCATTCTCTCAGATTAGGAAAATTATTACTGAACAGCGAGAGAAATATAGCTGGCAGTTTACTTTCCTTGGTGCGGACGAAAATGATTTCCAAGGTACTCGAATGGGTATTAACGAAGGTGACATTGCTTCTTATAGTACAGATAAGATGGATAAACTCTACGATGTTGTTGGTTGGAAATTGGGGCGTACACGTAGTGCCGTTGCTAAAGGGGAATCCTTAGAAGTTGCCAGTTTCACTGACCAAGAACGGGATTTAATGTCGTGAGAGTAGGTAATATTGCGATTACTGAGGATATTGTAATGGAGTGTTACGACGAGTTTCACACATACACTCTCGGTAATTTCAAAGATGGTAAAGTGTGTTGGTCGATTAAGAGTTCTGTGTTGAGACCAAGTGAAGTAGGTTCTTATGGGACTCACGACCAGAAATTATTTCAAAACCTTCGGGTGAGAAAAGTGATCCGACTACATTGGGAGAGAGTGTTCCCTGTGGTCTGAACCACTTAGCTGCCGGGGAAACGCGGTGACTTAATACCAATTTTCAAAAATTTTTATTTTCATGTTGACCACCGGGGTTCTCTGTCTCCAAGAACCTCGGTGGTGGACGCAGGATTCCTCCTGACCACTTAGGTTCTTTGTTACAAAGGTTTTCGAGAACCTAAGAACCTAAGTGGGTTATTATTACGGACAAGTGCCTAGAATGTTTAGAGAAAATGGTCCAAAGATTCAAAGGTCCAAAGGTTCTAGGTGGTTCGGGTCGGGGTCATAACGCGGCGTAGGTCCATTTTTTGAACTCGCTCTAAAAATGTACTGCGCTGTCGTTATAACCCGCACCAAAGGTATATCCGGCACAATTAGACCCACCCGGTCAACCGATACAATTGATACAATCGTCACAATCCACACCACCCGATCATCTTACACAACTGATACAATCGATACAGAGATCACAATCATGCAACTCGATACAATCAAACTAATCAGACAACTCGACACAACCGATATAAACCAACTTATCAGCACACTCGATAAACTCCGTAATATACCGAGTATTGATGTAACCGTCACAATCGGTACAATCGATACAAAGATCATAAGTGGTATAAGCCGCACAGATGGTACAATCGATACAATCCCACCACATCAGGAGAAACACTAATTATGCCGATTATGTCAATTGTAGCGGATATACCGCTGGTTCTGATTATAACGACCTTGCTGGTTATGTCGATTGTATCGACTTGCATGATTCTATCGGAGTTGCGGGATAGGTCGATTAGAGTGATTGATATAGTTCTACTGATTATAACGACTTACGCGATTGCAACGGCTTTGTGGCTCATAGCGAATATGCCGATCAAGCCGATTATGTCGATTATGTCGATTATGTCGAGTTGAATGATTGTATCGACTTGAATGATTGTACCACTTATGATCTTTGTGTCGATTGTACTGATTGTGCCGATTATAGCGTATATGGCGCACATACCACTTATGATCTTTGTATCGACTTGAATGATTGCACTGATTTTATCGATTATAGGACGATAGGGTGGTTTATTTTCAAGATTCTCAATAATGGGAAAGTGACCTAATTTTGCCCTGTTTTGGCATGAAATTTGCATAGCTGGCGCGCTCATCTTGCTCGTTTTTGTGCAAATTTTCGTTTTGTGCAAGTTTTGTGCAAAATTATTTCCACAAAAAACGTTTTGTGCAATCGCTGTTTTTTTGTGCGCGTTTTGTGCGCGAGATTCGACGTAACTCCTTATGGCATATAGGTTTTCTTCTCTATTTTTGTTTTTGTCCTTATTCATAAAGTTAGTAAGCAAAAAAAGAAAAAAGAAAATAATTGATATATACAGAAGTTTTGCAGAAATTTGCACAAAACGACAAAAAACGAACGTAAACCATTACCACCAATGATCTTACGACGCAAAAATCAGACAAAACTTGCACAAACTCACAAAAAATCAGACCGATTCTGACCACCAATCTCCTGAGAGCCGTTCTCCTGCGTTCAAATAAAAAATGAGACTCAGAACACCTTCCAGAGAACAAAACGCACCAGAGAGCCTCTGAGAGCCTCTGAGAGCGTTTTTAGACCATTTCCGAGACCGGAAACCACCAATCACCCTGAAATCCGGTCATAGTGGTTGTTTTGTTTGTATATATAATACTGTCAGAACCGATTATGCCGACCTTGCCGATTATGCCGACTTAACGCGATAAGCGAATCTTAACTTTTTTGCTACCCCTTTTTTCGATTTTAACGATTTTACGCAAAATACCGCCTTTTGTCCGTTTGTGCCGATTCAAACAATTTGTAGTGAAACCACCGATTCAAACGAAAAATCACCACAAATCGACTTTGCGACTTGTGGTGATTGTGGTGATTGTGGTGATTGTGGCGCTTAGAATTGCAGAGAACCAAAAACATCATTGAGAAACTGGCAAACGTGGCAACAATGCCAGACCACATATGAAACCGTTACAACCGGTAAAATCAGACTATTCATCACACATCTCCCTGATCGCTTGATCGTCAAACTCGTTACAATCGTCAAACTCGTTACAATCGTCAAACTCGTCATCATCGAAATACTCGTTTTCAAGCAGAAAATCCAATTGAGATTCCAAATCGGTACAATCCTCAAAATCGTCAAAATCGTCACAATCGTCAAACTCGTTAAACTCGCTCATCGTCTCGACTCCTTAAATGTTAGTTAGCTGACCTGCTGACCTGCTCACGATCAATAATCACGAACCGCACAACCGCGCCCCGCAAGATATTCGTTATAGGCGACATCACCGAACATATCTAACCAGTAACCCGAATTATCACGATTATCCTCATAATCGTTATAACCTGCGTGCCACGCCGAATTGAGAAGATTTTCTAATGTCATTATCTCGACTCCTTAAATGTTAGTTAGCTGACCTGCTGACCTAAAACGCAACATCATCAAAAATGATTGTGTTCGGAGAATGAATTTCGATTTTCGGTGGTTTCCATCCGCGACGCAACAATTCACATTCAATTTGATAAATGTTTCTGGACGTAGGCTCAACATCGAAAAACCCATCGAGAAAATCGGTCAATTGATCAATTGACATTTCGAACAGTTCAGAACAGTATTGACTGTCGTTAATGAATGCGGTTTCGAATCGTGTATCGATATTTCGATGGATTGCACAAACGGCATCGAATCGGGTATCGAAAGAACCACCATTGACCAAAATACAACCGGTTGCGGTATCGCGCTGGTAAACTACTTTGAACATCGTCTCAACTCCTGTTTCGGGTTTCGGGTTGTTGCGGGTTGCCTCACTCACAACAACAATACTCTGCAAT